CGTCCGCAATTTTAGTTGATAACAGCAGCCAGGGTACGGGTGTTAATGATTTCTCGTACCTTTTTAACGGCCCAAGACCAGGAACTAGCAGTGGTGGAGCCGTCGGTTTCATAAACAGCGCCAACCGAACCGCCGATGGTGCTGCGAGCGCTTATACAATTCGAAACGATTCAGGGGAGCTCGTTATCGGGCACAATTCTCATGTGACAAATCTGAACGGTAGCATCACCCAAAAGGTGAATGGTAATAGCAGTTTTATACTATTTGGTCCTAACTCGTCGTACAATTCAAGATTATATGTGGGTGCAACAGGGGGTGGTCCGTTCCCTCTTAACGGCCCCAACGGTGGAGATGCAGGGGTCGTAACTACGAATGGTAATTTGCACTTGGATGCATCGGGGCCAGCCACGGGGGGTAGGGCTATATATTTAAATCATTATTCGGGTAATTTGGTGGTATACAAAAGCAGTACAATTCACGGTAGTGACGATCGTATTAAAACCCAAGAGAAGTTTATTCAAAATTCACTACCAATCATAAAAAAACTTAAACCACAAACGTATTTACATCACAGAGAACTAAATAGTACAGATTGTCGATTTTCTTCTGGTTTGATAGCACAGGAAGTGTATTATAATTGTCCGGAGCTCAGACATATCGTTAATGTACCTAGATCTGCATATGTAGATTTGACCAAAGAATTTCCAGATGACCCCTCGATTGATCCAGATTATTCTGATTGGGGTGATGAAATTGCTGCTGTTAATTATATAGAAATCATACCTTACTTGATAGGTGCTATTAATCAACTGTCAAATGAAGGCATTCGACACAAAGTGAAAGTATCTAATCTATCTTTTTCGAATGTTTTAGAGTATCATGGTTTGGTCGTTTCGAAAAATTCAAATGTGTACATCTCCAATATAGAGAATGATAAGCGAGTATATGGTGTAATTTCAGATGTCAAAGCTGAAACGAATGATAATGAAGTTCTCGTAAATTATAGAGGAAATGGTAAGATTTGGGTCATTAATGCGGATAACATCCAGGCAGGTGATTACATCACAACATCTAATGTTTCTGGTTATGCCATGAAACAAGAAGAAGATGATACACTAAAAAATTACACTATCGCAAAATCATCGATAGATTGTGATTTTACACCGCCCATGATTGACGAAAAACGTATTGTTCAAACGAATACGACGACTTCTAGATGGAAATATCAAAGTAATGTGGTAGTTTCGGAATCAACGTATTCTAATCTATCGGATGATGTCAAATACACAGAAAGTAGAGTGATGTATAAAGAAATAGATGGTGATAACTTAATTACACCAGATGTTTACAATACTTCAGATATAATAACACAAAACAATTATACACAAACTACAGTGACAGAGTACTATTATATGAGTACTCGTTATCTAGATTACGATCCAGATTCAAGTGGTAATGACTGGATTGAAGAAAGTATATCTAAAACAGTTGATAGTTTAGATGAGAATGGACAAGTTATATGGGAAAATACAGGCACCCAAGTGCCATTATATCCCATAAAATACATAACATCCAGTGGTACTGAAACAGATCTGTCGAATGCTGTATACACGGCAGCGCTTATAGATTGTTCTATATTAGGTGGTTAAATAGTAACTCTGAAAAACCCGAAAGCGAAAATAATCATTCTTCCAAATTGCATCCCAATTTGTAAGTCTTCCCAGCTTAAAAATAAACTCTCACTATATTATAAAATGTCTGGTGGTATTGCCCAACTCGTAGCCGTCGGTGCTCAGGATGTACACCTCGTCGGTCAGCCCGAGGTGAGCTTCTTCCGCTCCACCTACAAACGTCATACAAATTTTTCCCAAACTGTCGAGCGTCAGGTCATTCAAGGCAACGTCTCAAACAACGGTATGTCGACCGTTCGCTTCGAGCGCAAGGGTGACATGCTCGGGTATGTCTACCTCGTTCCCAATGATGGCAGCGCTACCCAAGCTTACAGTCAAGCCCAGTGGTTGACCAAAATTTCCAAGGTTGAACTCCTTGTGGGGGGTCAGGTGATTGATGAGCAGGATTCTACTTACTCCACCCTCATTGCTCCCCGACTTTCTGCGACTACCGCTTCCAAGTCTATTGCCGCTGATCTTGCCAATGGTGGTACCTCGTACAGGTGGTACCCTCTCCGCTTTGCTTTCTGTGAGAACTGGCAGACTGCTCTCCCACTCATTTCTCTCCAGTACCACGATGTCGAGCTCCGAATCACTTGGGGCGCCGCGGCGGCCACTGACAAGTGGGATGTCTATGCCAATTACGCGTACCTCGATACCCAGGAGCGTGAGGTGTTCGCTTCCCAGCCCCAAAACATGCTCATCACCCAAACCCAGAAGGCGGTCTCCTCCGGATCCAAGATCCAGGAGCTCAACTTCAACCACCCCGTCAAGTATTTGGCTTCTGGTAAGGCTTCTGCTATGGCGATCCTTAACGATAATAATAAGCTCAAGCTCCAAATTAACGGTACAGATGTTGCTGATTACAAATTTGCCGATCCCAACTTCTCCACCGTAACTTCGTATTATCACACCACTAACTCGTCTTTAGGAACAGCCAAGACTCTGTTCTTCTACCCATTCTGCCTCGATTCTGGTAAGCTTCAGCCTACCGGCAGCCTAAACTTCAGTCGACTTGACTCGGCTCGCCTCATCAACGATAACCAAGATGTTGGTGATGATATTTATGCTGTAAATTACAATGTCCTCCGTATTGAAAATGGTATGGGTGGTTTATTGTACTCGAACTAAATCTTCTCTGTATTTATTAAAAGATGTTTTGGACAGTAGTATTTCTCCTTGCCATCGTTTTTGTATTGACGTACGATCCTAACTCCAGGACACTCGAAAAGTTTGTTGGTCAACCCACACAACCAACAAGCAAATCGTGTGAAAATGCGCATTACGAAGCCGTTCAATTTGCCCAGAGCCCATACGAATGCCCCACTGCTGGTAAGACTAAGATGGGTGCCGTGATGTAGAAAGCTTAAAAAGAAAATGACATTTTCATTTATAAATGGTTCCAGTCAATAAAGACACACTACTCATCGTTGCAGCGATCGTTTTTGCAATTGGTATGATTTACATGTTTAAAGAGTTAAACAAGGCTAAACAGGATATTGACAATTTTAAAGGTTTCTCAGCCCAGGTCGTTCGACACTTAGCTCCACCCCCAGAGCCCACCCCTACACCTACCCCAGTTCCTGTACCTCAAAAGAAGCTTGAAGATATCGATGAGGTGGATGAAAAATCCGAAGAATAATCATATCCACTTATTATAACTTGCGAATGCGCAATGAAGAAGTACAAAGCGATTGCAGTACCGGTTACTTTTACCGATGGGAAACCGAGATTTCTCACAGTAAGAGACTGGAGATTTAAAGATTGGATTTTCGTAACGGGTGGGTGTAGAAGACGGGAAATTTACAACCCCTTGAGGTGTGCCCTACGAGAATTAGAAGAAGAGACACGTGGTGTCGTGTCACTAAAAAATGGTGAATATACAGAATTCAAATTTATACATAAAGAAAGCCCAACCGTAGACCTAGAATATAACGTATTCATATTCTTTGTCAATTACAATCGATCAGAACAACAAACACAAATTCGAAAGTTTTACGAAGAAAAACACAAAACACAGATCAAAAAGATGAACAATCAACCCATTCGTAAAACCCATGATGAAAATGACTTCATGAGTTATGATACACTCGAAGAATTCAACTCACGTAAACGATGGAAGTTGATTATAGATAACGTCATTAAGAATCCTAAATTTTACGCGTGTATAAGTTCTCACAATAGAAAAACCTTCTCTATTAAATAATGAAGTCCAAGGCTTTTATTTTAAGACAGATTGGTGAACTACTCGAGAAGAACCGAGGACTGTGCGAAGAGGAGATTGAACAGTGGTACAAAGATAATGAAAGTAAAACGGTTTACGAATTACTTACTTTTAAAAAGCAAATTTCTCAAAATCAAGAATATCAGGACATCTCGTGTATGAAATGGTTTAGAGATGAAGAACAATAATAAGGTATGTTTAAGAATTGGTACACTTCCCAAAAATTCAATAATGCTACCAATCTATCACATGTGCTCATGGACGGGGGTAAACTCTCAGTGCCATTTGATAGATTGAATGAATTTTACGATAAGTATATAGAGTCTGTAAAATCTGGTGAGAG